CCAGTCATTGCACCAGCAGGAGCAACAATAAGGTCTTTCATAGCTCTGTGGAATGCTAATCTACCTTCAGTTCCAGTAAATACAACCCACTCATTACCTTCAGCAGCAGTTGCGTTTAATGAAATCTTAGCGATAAACTCAGTAATGATGTCTTCAGTTAAAGATCCCATTGAATAAGAAGCTTGGTTAGAAGAATCAATTTGAGCTAATAAACCATCTCCTGTTACAATTGAAGAAGCCATAGTTCCTGAAGTTCCTAAAGCGTTTGCGTGTACACTATACGCGCCTGGTCTTGCAATTCCTGAAGAAGAATCAGCAGTAATAGTACGTCTTCCATACCATCTTTGAAGCTCTTGTTGATACATGAATTCATCCATCATCATTTGCTCTTTAGTAAAGTACCAAAGTTTAGAACCATTATTTTCAATCCAAGTTACATCAGTAAGGTCTTTACCTGTAACTGAACATTTCTTACGCATTGTAGTTAAGAAATTAGAATGAGTTGATGGATATACATAGTTTTCACCCACATCAGCACCGTCAGACCCATTAGGGAATGCAGAACCAATAGAAGCTACGATAGCACCAGCTAAAATATCAGAATCAAGTAAGTCTCCAGATGTTCCTGAACCACCACCATCAATCATTTGTACTTTAAGTACATAATCAGTTGCAGCAGCAGAAGATCCTGAAAGACCAATACCAGCATTTAAATATGGGTCTTCCAATAATAGAGCAGTTGCTCCAGATTGAAATCTCACCATATCAAATTTGTTTAAGAAGTTACCAGGAGCAGTAGAATCAGAAGCATCAGCTACTAAATAAACTATTGTGCCGTTTGAAGCACCGACTGCAGTAGTAGATAAAGTTCCTGTAGGTGATCCTAGATTACCAGCTCTTAATTTTGTAGGTGCATTGTACCTACCCATCACTTTCCATTCAAAAGAGTTGTCACCCAACACTTTTTCAGATGCAAAACGACCTGTTCTTTCTAAAAGATAAGTCGCAGCATAACGAGGATACTGTTGAATAAGAGTTCTAGCAATCTCTGGGTATTGCATTAGAGCTGTATTCAAAGCATTCTCGGCAGTTGTTCCAGAACCATAAGTTCCAGTATATAATTTTGCCATTTTTTTTAAATTTATTAATTAAACATTATTTTACTTTTGTTCAATTAACTTTCAACTATGAGCAGACTTTGTCTTACTTTTTAAGCTTACTCGCTCATGAACGCTTTAGGATCAAACGCACCTGACTTTACTTTAAAGTTAGATTTGCCTTTTCCTGAGTTAAGGTTTGGCGAGACTATACTATCCATGATAGCGGCTTTGCCGTCTTCTAAACCTTGAGAACGAAGAATCTTTTCAATTTGCTTACGATAGAGCATAAACATTGCAACATCAGCAACATTGGCGTGATCTGCATATATTTCTTTCATCATATCGCCTGTAGCATACCTATAGACTTCTTCTTTCTGTTTTTTTGTTACTTTCCCTCCCATGAACTCATTCATGTTTTTGATTTGACTTTTTAACTCTTTTCTTGCGTTTTCTGCTTGTTTTTTTCCTTGCGCTACGCTTTGCTGTTGCTGTTGTTGCGCATGTGCTGTTTGTTGGTCAATAGCATTATTAATTACTCTTCTAATGCTTTTTGCTTTCATCTTCATCATTCCAGAATCTTCTAGTTTGTCTAAAGATTCTTCTATTTCAGAGTCTTCTATACCGTCAGCTTTTAATTCTTCAGCTACTAAATCTCTATCTGAAAAATTTAAATAAGAATTAAGCTCGGCTACTTGCTGACTAACTGGCGCTTGTTGTTTTTGCGCTTGTTGCTGTAAAGAATTTAAGGCCTGTACAAACTCATCTTTAGATTTTATCTCTATACCTAATTCTTCACCTACTTTAGCCCAGTTTAAGGTCTCTTGTGCTGTTGGAGCTTCTTCTGTTTTTTCATCTACCCCGTCCCAGTTGTACTCCTCTTCTTTTTCTGTTTGATCTTCAGTTTTGCTATCCCAAGACCAACCGTCTTCTTGCTCTTGCTCTTCTGTTTGTTCTTCTTTTGCTTCTACCTCTTGTTTTTCTTCTTTCTTTTCCTCCTCTATGTCTTCTTTTGTTCCATATGTGTCGTCACCAGCAAAAGCTAGTGGATTAAAGTCTTCTTTTTTTTCTGTAGCTTCAGTTGTTTCCACAACTTCTTCTACTAATTTTGATTCTTCTGCCATTTTATTTTAATTTAGTTAATACTCCCAATTTGCAAATATACAAAATATTTGTTATAGTTTTTCTACAGCTCTTCGTAAGTCGGCAGCCGTTGTGCCTGCACCTTTAGCTTTTTCTTGCTGATCTTGTTCTTTTTTATTTTCTTCTTCTCTATTTTTTCTATCAATATAATAATCAGCTGCTTTTTTATCCATTTCGTTACGCTCTTTAGTATCATGTATATCTCTGTTAGCGTCAGCTTGTATTTTAGCAACTTCAAGCCTAGATTCTGCACTAATTTGAGCAACTTGCAACTTAGCTTCATTATCCATCTGTTTAAGTTGCGCCTCAGCCTGAAACTTAGCTTGCTCTGCCTCAGCTGCAGCTTGTTGCGCCATCATTTGCTGTTCTGATGCTTGTTGTTGCTGTTTTTGCATTTCTGTCATAGCTTGTTCAAGTACTTTTTCAGCTTCTGTCATTGTATCAGATCTTAATACTTTTATTACGCCTAACATATCTATAGTTCCAGCCTGTAGTGCTGACTGAGCTAATTGCTGTACAACTTGCTTCATAGAATCGTCCTTACCACTGTCACCCACATATATACCAAAGTCTTGTAAGGCAATATCTGGCATTACATTTAAAAATTTATATGCACCGTCTCCTAATATCATGCCAGCTTTCTTTCCTCCTGCCCAGCATACCTTCATAAGGTTGCACAAGCGTTCCATTACTCTTTGTTTACACTCCCCATGTGAATAAAACCAGCTTTCAGTGATAGTTGCAGACTGCACAACACTTCTTTGTACATTTCCTACGTATTCATACTGACCCACAGCTCCTTCTCTTTGTCTACTAACACCAGAGATTTGTCCAGCCATTTCTTCAAGCATAACTTTTAAATTTATCAGCTGTTGTACTGACTGAGACAATGTAAAGTCAATTTGTTGGAATTGATTAAAAGATTGCATTTGATTTCCTTCATCTTTTGAGTTTATAGGTATAATACCATCTGTTTTTAAATGATATAACACTTGCTGCATATCCATACCTACATTTGTAGGTAATTGTGACACGTCATATACCACTGCCTTACCACCAGAACGGGCCATTGCAAGCTCTATTTGATAAACAACAATATTATAAAGCATTTGTATGTTATCAAGAAGGTCTACTAAAGATGAGCTTGATCCAGTCGTATTTCCTTTTATACATCCAACATAAGAAAGCGGCGTTCTACCTGGATCATCTACACTTCTTACTTGATTGTCTCTTCTTCGTGCGTTAGTCAATATTTTTCCGCCTATCAATGTAGCTTCCCAAATATCATCCACCCATTTAGTTTCTATTTTCTCTCCTTTTCTTTTTTTGTAAGTATCTTTTACCATTTTTCTAAATGGTCTAGAAGGATCGTATTTATTATCAGATAATTTGAATTTTATAGCTCTTAATGATTTCCATTCGCAACTTACTACTCTAATTCTGGCCTCTCTACCGTGCGCCACATCCACCCATTCAAAACTACTATTGTACCCATCCATGTCTCCCCCTAAATAAAGGTTTCTCATTTTATCTAGCTCTAATAAATCGTCTGTAGTAAGACCGCCTTTATATTCGTCGTTAATTTCATTAATAGACAGCCATCTTTCTTCTCCCACCCAACTAGCCTCATCTAGATAGTCTGAATGAAAAGAATCATCGTACACTATGTTTCTAGGGTCCACTCTACGCGCGTGCGGGTCTCCATTGTGAACACTGATTTTGTAAAACTCCTTACCTGTTACAAGCAAATCTCTAAAGCCCTCTTTAAACACGTCTTTTAAGTTGTATCTGTTAACCACATATTCCAATCCGTCCTGTGCAGTCTCCTCTATCATTTCACGATAGTTGTATTTCATGTAAGTTTCAATATCTTCAGGTATAGGCATAGGTGTTGGACCTTCTCCTAATATATCAAAGCTCATAGTCTCTTTCATCTCGTTGTGAAAGTCGCTTAACAATTCTCTCATCATTAAACTTACCTTGTGATCGTGCTTTCTAATTACAGCAGATTTATTTATAGTAGTCACCTTCATGTCTAAAGGTCTACGAATCTCTTCTCCAACTAACAAGTCTATTTTTGGCGTTATAATAGGATAATTTACAAGTCTTGCTGGATAAGTTAATCCGTACTGCTCAGTTATGTAAGAATAGTCTCCTTGACTTAATTGACCATTGTATATTTGATAATTTCTTATGTCTTTTGTTCTTGTTGAGTGATATGAACCTCCTTCAGCACCCATATATCCAGTTACAGAGTTTAAAACTTGTCTGCACCAGTCTTGAGTTTTATCTTTTTCAGCAATCACCATTGAAGGCATTGATTTATACCTGTTTTCCATAATTTTAATTTATTTGTGTAGGAACTCCGTTATATCCCATTTTATAATATTTAAAGCCTATATCTACCAGCTCTTCTTCTTTTGCACTAGCCTGAATCCTATAATTATCTATATTATGAATCAAACAAAGACCAAATGCCATAGCTCGGTCAGTATTTTGTAAACCGTAGTTTGCTAGCTCGTCTATAAGGTCAATAAACCATATATCTTCTGCGCTTTCTCTTAAATAATCATCTATTAAATCCTCCATCAATGATTTTATCTGTTTGTTCATATGCACACCATATCTGTTTCTTGTTTTTGTACCAGGGTTGTGCGCAGACTCTGGTTTTTCTTTTAAATACTTTAACGCATTCATACGTTTAAAGTAATCTAATATGCCTATCTTTGTATACTCAACTAACATTTTAGAGTTGTAATAAACTGCTAGTTTTAAACATCCGTCCCAAAAATCTTCTTTCTTTTTTGGTCTATCTGTGTATTCAGCAACCACATAATCGCTTGACATATTAGTATTTGCAAATCTACGATAAATTATTGCACTACCCAAAGATTCTGAGGCTCCAGCCTGATCTTGATCGTATGAATCTATTCCTCCTATGTCTAAATGCTTGTATTCTGGCTCAGGATGCGTTAATATTTTGTAAGGACCATTAGGGTGTGGTCTCCATTTTACAACTGGATCTTCTTCTCCAAGCTCCCAATCTAAATACCCTCTCTGTATTTGACTCCTATTATCTTTACTAGACAATATTCTAGATCTTTGCGCGTTTAAAAGTGCTATATCAAATCTTGCTGAGTGTGTATTTAAAAAGGCTTCCTCTACAGTCAAAGGATAGTTTTGTATGTGTAGATTATAAGCCTCGTTATCTCCAGATTTTTGTATATCTTCTCTGTCTGTTATAAGTTTTTCTTTTGCGCCCTTCTCATCTTCTACACCTGTTTCTATATCAAAAAACCCGTAATAAGCTTTAGAAGCTGGTATAAATACTGGAATTAAGTTATAAGCATCATGACTATAATACATATCCATAAAATCTTTAGATGCTTTTGATATATCACCACCAGTACCACCAACTATAGGCACGCCAAACTGTATATCTCCATCCATAAAGCAAGCTTTAGATGACATATATGCATTTTTAAGCTTTTTAAACTCTCCAGCCTCTTCAAATATCATAAGCGAAACCCTTTCTCCCTTAAATACTTCTGGGTTGTCCATTGTTCTGCATATAATGTTAGACTGATAGCCTCCTATTTCCCATTTGCCGTCTTTATTCTTCTGTTTGTAGCCACTTCTCATTATACCATCAGTATCTTTTAATACTGAATGCTTAAAGTTAGGGTGTATTCCGTTAAGACCTTTTCTAGTCTTGTCAAAGAACGCATCTGCAGTAACTTGTAGTCCTGCTGCCACGCCCACGTCATTAAATGGGTAGAAAGTGTATTCATGAGCAACAGCACCAGAGTTCATGTAAGAAAAACCTTTATCTCTGGCTTTTATTACAATCATACCCTTGCCTTCTTCTTTGCAAAGCTCTATGGTGTTGAAATATTCATGATCCATACTTCTGTACCATGGATGTATTAAGGTTTTACGATTTCCAGAAGTTCCATCGTTACCTAGTATCTTGTAGTAGTTTAAATAAAAATAATACTTACCAGATATTGACTTCATACCCTTAGGTTTAAAGCCATTAATACATCTGTCAGTTTCTTTTGCCCAATATTCTTGATAAGCAACAGAATCAGGATTTAAATCAGGATGTCCGTTGTTAGGAACAGGTCGGTATTTCTGCGGATCAAATTTAATCTTACCCATACTTTAGTCTTTTTGTTTTTCCTAAACCATACATACCAGCATTCTCTTCTTTTTTAGCTAGCTTTGCATGATACCTATCTCTTAAATCTACGCCATGTAGTTTTTGAGCTAAATCATTATAATCGTTAGCTTTTACCATATCAAGTTTCTTATAATTTTTTTTATAAGAATTGTATAAATACTGTAGGTCGTATTTCTTTTTTTCAGCCATTAAGCGTGTTGCGGTCTGTAACCACCTGTAGAAGTTGGCATCTTACAACCATCTTCGCATTTCCACCTTCTTCTTGCCGCTTTACCTCTTTCACCAGTCCATCCTTTAGACCTAGCACAGAAAGATTTTCTCCTTCCCGCAGCCTTACTGCCAGGTTTTACCTTTCCAGTTACAGCTGTTTTAAGTTTAGAACCAGGATTAGCTCGTCTATACGCAGCAACGCCTTTTTTTGTCATTCCAGCACCCTCTTTGGCTGACCTAAAGTTACGATTTTTACCTACAGTTGTTTTTCTAATGTTTTTTTCTTCTCTAGCCACTAGTCTAACTGTCTATGAGATCCGCCGCTCTTGTATTTCATTTTCATACCGCCCATAGCTTTTTTCATTTTACCACCGTACATCATTTTCTTACCTTTAGTGGCTCCAGCAATTCTATCAGCTTGTGTTGGCTTAGGATTGTTATCAATACCAGCTTTTACACTAAGCATACCAAAGTCTCCGCCTTTTGCGTATCTACCACCACCAGCATAAGTCATCATTTTGTTTTTCATCTTCATGCCGCCCATTGCCTTTGCAGTTTTGGCAGCGTCTTTGAAGTTTTGTTCAGTTGGAGCTCCAGCGTCTCCTTTTTTTCTCATTGTTGCACCACGCTTTCTTTTAGCGTGAATATTTGCATATAAACCTTTTTTCATTTTTTTATTATTTATTAGTTATTACATTTCCTTAATTTCCTTTCTTCTTTCTAAGAAAGATAATCCTTTATCCCCTGCTATCTTTTGCCTTTCTCCTCGTCTGTCAATAGCGTCTAGTAATGACTGTCTTGTTTTTAATATTTTTTCCACTCCTATCATTAGTTTCTGCAACATCTCTGCGTTCTCTTCGTCAAGATGCATATTATCTATCAGTGCAGTAAACTGATTTATCTTTTTGTTAAAAGCTATAAGTTGTTCGTCTAATGGATCAAACTGTAGCTCGTTATACTTATCACAAGCGGCTTTTAACGTAGCATCCGTTGCTTGTTTCCAATTATACGTATCATACAGGTCCTTAGAAACGGCCTTAACCCTTTCACTTTCACTATAATGTCTATATGGGCTTTCATAGTCGTAGACTAGGGCAACCCATTTGAGGGCCGTAGGCCCGAATTTTTCTTTCTTAATGAGTGTAAGAAATTCAGGAACTCCTGTTACACCATCATCGTCTTTAAATATGTCTCCCTTTCTGTTTAACTTAAGTAAATACATTACTTAATATATTTAAGTTTTACCTTATACACATATCTTAATGGATCTAAGTTATCTGTGTCGTATTCATTTAAAACAGTCTCAATGTAATAATACGGATTCTCTTCCATTGCCCAATTTGCGTTTACAACTTTAAATCCATGCCTCTTTGCTCTTGTTTTTATTTCTTTTTCTT